AAAACCTATTCTGTTATTATTTCATTTCTTCTTCTAATAATTTTTTAATTTTTAAAATATCACTTGGTACTGATTTTTTTAGTAATTCTGCTTCTGCATCACTAATTGATCCTTTAAATTTAGTATTCATATCTTTTCTTAATTGATTTGCAGATTGATCTAATTTAGCTTTCATCACAGCTTTTTTCTTTTCTTCTTCTGTCATGTTTAAAGAATTAAAATTCTTTTTTAAAAACTTACTTGCCATTATTTACCTCTTTTTTTCTTTTTTGGTTTCTTAGCTGTCTTAGCAGCTGCCTTAAAGTTAGCAGCAGTTGGCGCACCTTTAGTACCTACTTTTCTCATTCGTTCACCGCTACCAGCTTTAATTCTTTTACGCTTTGCATGAATGTTTGCGTATAGTCCTCTTTTAGCCATGTTTTTCCTTTTCTTGTTTTAATTGTTGATCTATTTGTTGTGTTATTTGATTTAAGGTTTTTTCCCTTAGTTCATCATCTTTTTTCATACACTCATAGTGTGCATGACCTTTTGGGTAAAAACTTACAAATGAATCTGTATTAACAATATTGCCTGAGCAATACTTACACTTACCAACATCAACTATGATGTTAGTTTTTTTCCATAATTTTTTTGCCACTTAGCAGTTCCATTTTCTAAGAGCTTTATTAATTCTTGAATTAGGATCTCTTGCTGTTTTGGCAGAAGTAAGTCTTTTCTTCATACCTAACATTCTTGCACAAAATGATTTACGTCTGTTAGCTGCCTTACTACCTTTTTTTAATTTACTTGGTTTAGTAGTAACTGGTGCTTTAAGATTGCCACCAGTAGCTCTGTTATAGCTAGCTCTACCTTTAGCATTAAGTCCACCAGATTTAGATTTACCAGCTTTACGCTGCCATGCTGGAGTTGCCATTATGTATTAACCTTTTCTTTTTTTTCTTCAGTACACATAAACTTTATGTAAATCTTATTATCGTTCACTTTTACATGACCAAGTTCTTCTAGTTTAAGAATAGATTTTGTGTTTCCAGCTATCATACATGAGTAGCCATCAACAAATAAATCAGGGTATTTGTAAGGTGGTAAGCAAGTTAAGCTTACACCAGAACACATAATTAGATGCAATACATAGTTCATCAATCATCTTTCATATTTATTTGTTTGATTTGATCTTCTAATTCTGTAATTTTTTTATTAGCTTGATCTAAGTCTTGTTGTGAATGTTCTAATTTTTGTAAGCATCTTTTATTAGCAGAGTCTTTAGACTTGCCAGCATCTTGTAGCTCAGCTACTTCTTGCTTTAAGATACGAACTTGATCTTTATATTCGTTAATCAAATCTAAGTTATCAGACATTTATTATTTTTTGCCTACACCTCTGTTTTGAAATATCTGAGTTCCTTTAATTCCATAAATTGAAGCCACCACAAGAATCCAGAGATTTACAAACCATTGGGGAAAATTGTTAAAATGTTCAAAAAATAAATTTATTTTATCCATAGAAGATTCATCACCAAACCAAACACCATAAGCTAAAACCAGGATTGGCAAAGTGAGTATGGCAAGTACCACCTCATCCTTGTAATCGTTTTGCCTGGCTTCTAAAAGTTTGCCTGAGTATTCAAGTTGTCCTTGAGCCATCTTGGCAGCATGATTAGCCTGAGCATCTGCCATTAGCATTTTAGTTTCTTGTTTCTTTTTATAGATATGAGTACCAGCGTTTAACGCTAACTTAACTGCACTTAACCACATTATGCCTCCTTTGCTGCTCTCATTTTACCAGCAAGCTTACCAGCTCTAGCTGGGGTTTGCTTTGCCCAAAGCGATGAAAGCATCTGGAATGAGGCTTCACCATAATCCTCAGTGTCTAGTGCTTTCCACATATTTTTAAATTTAGATACACCACCCTCACCTATTTGGTACACCATATTAATAATAACTTCTTTAGCTGTATTATTAATTTGTCTGTCGCCAATAAGTCTTTCGGCAGCTTCTAGTGTTCTTTGGAAATCTCTTTCAAATACAAGCTCACCCTCTTGTTTAGTGTATTCAATACCATGTTCATATTCATCATCAGGTGTAATCTTATGACCATAAAATATAGTATCAAAACCCTCTGAGCATTTGTAAATCTTATTTACATAACCCTCACAAAGTTTAATTTCTTCTTTTACTTCTTCGTACATTAGTTTTCCTTGTTAGATTTGTTGTGAATACAATCCTATAATACCAAACCTTTGAATAAACTTTTCTGCAAAAACACTCTATTGCTAAGATAATTTTTTCTAATATTTTCATATTGTTCTCCTAACACTGACAACCCTCACAGTTACATAGCTCCTGGTCAAATTTGTTTATGTGCAAGTCGTCTTTGCAATGGCAATCACATTTACAATCTTTGCATTTCTTTTTTCTTTTCTTTGTTTTAGGTTTTGGAAAAAATACTCTGTCTAAATGTTCTGAAAATGTATCTAGCCAACCAAAAAATGTGTATAAAATTCTATCTATCATTTTGTAATTTCTTTCTATCGTATAACTTTTTGCTCTTAATAATTTTTTTGGAAAAATGTTTTAGTTGCCTAGCAACAGGGTTACGTTTCTTGTTTGCCTTACGCATTAATCTAAACTTGAAATACTTGTTATTTTTTTATTACCTGAGTATTCATCTATGATTACAGTTGCCTTAACCCTAGTGCATTGATATTTAGCATTACTACTTCTCTCAGCAACTCTTTTCATTTTTAAGCAAGTTGCCATCTTTTGATCTTGAATATACAAATGTTCTTTTAATACAGATGGCTCTCCTAAAAACATTAATAAACTAATGACTATTTCCATTGCCATTTTCCCTTACTTTGTCTTTTAATTTTTCAATATCTGTTAATGCTTTTTCTAATTGTTTTTCTAAATGTTGCAGCATTACTTGATTGTGAATATTTTTATTTAATAATTCTGTGTGTTGATCGGTAGTTTTGTAAAGTTCTTCTAGGAGGATGTACTGCTCTTTATCTACAGTTGTCTGTTCACTTGCTTTTAGTAAATCAGCGTTCATCAATTCTCTTGATGTTTCTAAAGATGTAAGTCTTGCTGTAATTTCAGTATAGGCAAATATACCCATTGATACTCCAACAATTATACCAACCATATTTTTGATTGGCATAGCAACAGATGTGTTTTCACTAACTTTCATATTTCGTTACCATGATCTACCATTACAATTTTAATACCTAGTTTCTTTTGCTTAGCAGTAGGTGTACGCCAAATTTTTCTGCGATACGATTTTTTGTGCTTACGATAAGTGTTTGTTTTTATGTCAAGCAAAGTAACTTGTCCTGTTTGACTTACTGCAACTAAATCAAATGGACACTGTGGATCACAAGCCTTTGCAACCCAATAACCTTTTTTAGTTAGGTTTGCTATCTCTTGGTATTCACCAATTGTGCCTTTAATATTTGTACTTAGCTTAGTATGTTGCTCAGGAAGTTTAACAGTGAACTTAGACTTATTGTGGCTATCACCCATAGAAACCTATAAACATTATCTACCTTTTTCTCTAAGTGAACTAAGTGATTGTCTTTAATCGTACTTATCTTGTTGTGAATTAATTTAATCTCACCTTGTAGCTTAATTATCTCATTAGCATTTTTCTGTGATTGTGTAGCCATTATTCCAACTCATCTGTGCCAATAGTTACAGTTCTTATTAAAGTAACAGCTTTGTTTTTATTTTTCCAATTTTGAGCTAAATCTATAAACGCATCAATACCTTCTTTACTTACAAGAGCTTCTGCAATTTCTGTTGATGATTTACTATATGCTCTTTCGCTAAACCATTTTTTAATACCAGTAAATCCAATACCCTCTATTACATCTAAAGGTGTTTTACTTAATTGTTCTTTAGCACCTATGTTTGTGGCAGTTGTAGAACCTACTTTACCACCAGCTCCACTAGCTTTTAAAACATTAGCAAAAGAAGTTACTGCCTTTTGAACATCAGATTTTCTAACATTTTTATTTTGTGTTAATGCTAACTGATACATTACCTCAGTAAAGTTTTCTTTGTTTCTAGGTGTTTTTAATATTGCATTATAAAAATTAGTACCAGTATTTAGACCTCTATTCATATTATCTATAGCAGCTTTGTTAAAAGCATTGTTAAAGAAATCACTTGCTATATTTTCCCAAGCTCCCTTAACACCGCTTTTATTTACAGCTGTAGCTAACTTTTGTATATCTGTTGATCTTACATTTGGTGATGTAATATATTTATAAATATTTGCATTTGTCTTAGCACTTTCAATCCACTTACCTTTTTTAAGATCATTAAACAACTCTGTTACAGATCCTTTACTTAAAGGTTTTTCAAAAGTTTCAGAAAATACTTTGTATTTATTATTAGCTTTTACCCAATCTTTATTAGTTTTTAATAATTCTTTTAAAACATTTTTAGCTTCTTCATAACTTTTTGCAGAAGTAAAATTTTCGTTTTTAGCTGATTGAATACCACCATCTCTTATATCTTGGTAAATTTTATTTATCACAGAGCCTTTACCATTTGATTTTCCAATAGCGTTAGCTTGTCTTGTTAAATATTTTGCAATATCATCAGGTGCTTTTTCAGCAACTTCTAATAATGCTATTTTTACATTATCTACAGATTGTGAGTCAAAGAAACTTTTATTGAAGTTTTCACCACCAGATTTAAGCCACATTTTTGATCTTTGTTGATCTAATTGTAAAGCAACTTTTTTTATTTGTTCGTTAATACTGCTGCTTGTAATTAAACCTGAGTCAGGCAATAAGCCATTAGCTTTACCCCAGTTGGTAATATAATTTTTTAATTCTTGTGGTCTGTTTTTCCAGTGTGAGTCTAATACTTTATTACCGATAATGTTTGCATTAGTAGAACCCTCTAATTTTAATATAGATGCAGATTCTGTTGCCTCACCAGTAGTAATATTAAGACCATATTTTCTAGCATCTTTTTGTATTTTTTTTGCGTTATTTATTGTCTTTTGATCTGGTATAACATTTTCAATCACACCAGCTAAATTACCTTTTCGTAGTGCAAGCACATCTAAAATAACATTACTAGCAACACCAACACCAGTACCCATACCCTCACTTTGCAAAGTTTGTGTAGCAGTTTCATCTATCAAACCACTTGCACCACCAGTACCCATTAAAACTGTTTTAGCTTTTGGTGTTTTAGCAAGTAATCCAAATGGCATATATTCACCCATTACACCAGTAAATGCACCAACATTTGTTTTAGCTTCGTAGTTTGCAGCATTATTTAAAAAGTTTTCGTTTATGTATTTACCAGGTCTAAATTTTTCAATTTCAATAGGTAATTTGCTTTTTTCAATAATTTCATTTTGGTCAGCTTCTGACATACCAGATGCAGTAGCTATTTTTTTAAATACAAAATCTTTACCAGTATCAACAGCATCTAAAAGCATAAAAGGTAAATCTATTATTTGTACTGCACTGCCAACAAATTTATTAGAAAAACTTAATAAAGGATCTACAGCTTGTTCCATAGTAGATAAATCTTGGTTTTCTACTAATTCAGTATTAATGTTTTTTTGATCTGATGGTAAAAGTTTCTCTGCTTCTTTTTCAACTTCAATAGTTTTATAATAATTAGATAAAAAATTTGACATTATAAACCAGCTCCTGTTTTACCTTTGATATACATTTCTAATATTTCTTCCCAATTTTGATTAGGGAATTGTATGTTCATGAGTTCAATTGCTTTTTCTGGTGAGTATTGATAATCAACTTTATATGACTTAAACATCTCATCTAAATATTCACCACTTGGCTTGATTTTATTTTTTAAATATTTACCAAATCCCTCAGAATAAACTCTTTCGCCATCTTTAATTTCATAAACTTTTCCACCATCTGCTTTGTATTGTTTAGCTTTTTCAATTAGTTCTTTTTGAATTCTAATTTGATTTTTCATCTTAGCTCTATATGCAGCTGGAGTATCTTTAGCACTAGGTATAGAAGCTTCTAACCATGCAATCTCTTTTTCACCAGCAGCAACACCAGTAATTTCTTTTCTGTATTGGTTGAAATATTGCAAGTTACCTTGTTCCCATGTGCTATATCTTCTTAAATAAGCAGCATCATCATCGCTTAACTTTACACCAGCTTTGTCTAGTAACTTAATTTTTTGGTATCTTATTTTTCCGCCATAAGTTAAAAACTCATCTTCAAACATTACTTCAGTAGCTTCTAACTGACCAAGTAAAACTTCATTTCCTCTAATATCTTTTTCTATTTTATTTTTTGTTGTATTAGTTAAACCACTTACATTATCTGCTGATACTTTTTGTTCAAACTCTGTGTAGTTTTGTTTTAGTAAATTTTCTAATTTAGTAATATCTTCTGGATTGCCTAAATTTAAACTTACAATATCTTTACCATCAGGTGATTTCATTGTTATTAAATCAGGCTTTAATGCTTTAACTGGTTTGCTTTGAAATTTTTCTGGATTATTTGCAATGACACTTGCTTTTTCATATCTGAATCCACCCTTGCCATCGTTAAGAGTTGGATCAAAAATTTCTTTTAGATTTGGTTTTTGTGCTGTAAATTTATTTTTTTTTAACCACTCTAAAGGAAAAGCTTTAAATAATGCTCTTTGATCTTCTGGTACTTGTGACTCATATTCTTTAATTAATTTCTTTTTTTCTTCTTCCTTTTCCATAGCATTAAACATTGCAGCTGTTTTCATGCCTTGTGTAAGCATTGGTAGAGCTGCACCAGGATTTTGACCTGATAGTCCAGCAGTTAATAAACCAATACCACCTAATACTTCTGGTGAGTATAGTAAGCCTTTAAAAGGTGAGTCTGCCATTATAATAGTCCTTGTTCTTTAAGATAGTTGTAATAGATATTGCTTGCTGACATATTAGCATTGTAGCCAAACTGACTTGCATTAGATGTCATGTTCAATGTTTGAGCTAAGTCAGCTTTTGCTTGATCGTAGCTAGCCATAAAATTATTTGAAATACCAAGATTATTTGATCCCATATTATTAAAATAATTATCAACTTGTGAAAATGGATTAGGATTATTTATTAAATTACTTTCAGTTACGTCTTGTGGATTGTCAAAAAAACTAGATGGATCATTTTCGTTTCTGTTATCATCATTATTAAATTGTTGAAAATAATCTGTTTCGTTTTTTAAATATTTATATTCAGCTGAGTCTTTATTAGTAACATTATTAGGATTCCAATTTTTACCAGTACCTAATTCGTACTCTTTTATATCTGCTGTGGACATAAAATCATTTCTTCTTTTTTTATTATGACTCTCAGCAAAATTAGAAATTGCCTCAAAAGTATTTCCAATTATTCCACCACCAGCAATAAAATCTTTTAGTTTATCCATTGCTGATTTTTCTGGAGTTACGTCAAAACTTGTAGAGGTATAAGTAGAGTCTATATCATCGTTGTTATTATTATTATCTCCAACAAATCCACCACCTACTGCTGCTTCTTTGCCAACATTAGTTGCATAATCTGTCATATCATCTTGAACAGAATAATTATTATTATCGTTTCCACCTGAATAACCACTTCCTCCCCCAGCACCACTTGTAGATGATGTTCTGCCTGATGTGTTTTGTGATGAATCGTAACTGCTAGTGTAATTATCTTGAGGAGGATATGCAAATATACCAGATGGTGTAGGAGTTTTAACTCCACCAGCATCTACTAACATATCTCTTTCACTAGGAGTGATATAAGCAAGAAAGTGATTTTCTGGTGCTTCATCATTCAATAGTCCAGCAAATTTTTTTAAATCATTCATTAAAATATTATTCCAAGAACACTAAGTATTAATAATAACATGATGTACTTTGAAGTTTTTCTATCTATATCAACTTCAATATCAAAAATTATTTTTTTTAATTTATCCATTATAATAACCCTCCTAAGAATCCTAGACCACCACCGATAGCAGCACCTATACCGCCAAACTTACTACCAATTAATGCACCACCCATAGCAGTTGTTATAGGATTAGCTTGTGTTTGTGTTTGTGATGTTTGTACTGGTAAGCCAGTTGCTATAGGATTTACGATACCACTATATTGTTGTAGTGCAGCAAAAGGAGC